CCTATGTGTTCATATGGCCCTCAAAGAGAGAGGCATAATCCGATATAGATCCGTGGTAGGATTCTGATCCAAACCACCAGAAAGATTAAAACTTCAACCTAGTTGAAGAAATCTTTCATGTTAGCTAGGTCTCCTCAATCTAGAGAGAACTGGTTAGGATCTTTTCATTCCAGAGCCTCCAATGCAAACTGTTGATTTAATTCAATAGTTTGGGCTCATTGGAAAGTGCTTAACATGTGACCACCCATTGATGAACCATAAATTAGTTCATTTACTGGTAATGCTATTGATTTCATTGACTTTTTAAAGGTCTTATCAAGGTATGCTTTTGAGATTGTATCTCTATGCATACTTATGATTTCATCGACCTTTATAAAAGAAATGACTTTTATAGCATCTCATAATGTTGACTCTTCAGAAGAAGTAAATTCTTTTAAAGATGTCATACTACGAGTTAAATTATTTTTAATACCAAGTATTAATGGGCTAGTTTTGAAGTCATTGAAATCAAGGTCAACATTTTCGATTCAATCGCATAATGTTGATTTAATTTCAAGGGCTTTATCTGAGGCATTATTGGCCATGTCCACTAGACCAACAGAAAGAATCTCCTTCATCACTGAAGGAATTATATTCTCTGTTGGCAAGATAAACTGTTCATTATTAACAGTTTGATTAGCTAAGAAATTTCTTAACTCATCATATGTTAATAAACCATGAACATATCTTAAAGCATTTGAAAAATAATATAAATTATTATGAATAGTAGAAGATGATATAAATCTTTTACCATCTCATAAACCTTTATATGAAATTTTCAGTAACTCTAAAACAGTACCTTTAAAGAGTGGAGCTATCCTCATTGAATAATTTAATAAATTACTATAAACAATTAGTAAATTACTTAAATTATTGGATAGTCCTCTTAAAGGAAGACCAGTAATTTCTACTCCACACTTAATTCATCTCTTTGCAAATTCATATGTATCTTTAGATACATGTGTTTTTGCAATTGATATGTCTACACCAATTTTGGTCATAATTGCTTTATATTTTAGGGCAACTTTATCGTTATTAATAACAATATCGTCTCCTAATAAAATATATGAGTTAAATGTTCCAAGTGGGTATCCACATAGTTGTGCACATCAGTGAACAACTAGATGGTGACTAAGTGTGAAGGCTGCTCACGATGAATAAGCTCCCATAGGTTGACCAACACTATATCTATAGTCTTGGTAACAACCTAAATCATTATTATCAGGATAATACCTGTATGATCTATCACGTAAAAGTGATAATCATGAATCAGCTACAGTATTGTTATACATGTATCTAATTAATTTTGATTGTATTTTTATTGGGAATCTATCCGTTGCAGCAGACAAATCTAGACTTCACACATGTTGTGATTTATCTAATCGGTTAGCATTAAAATGAGGGTCTTGAGTAAAGGTTCTATCACATGGAAAATGTTTAAGTAATTTTAACATTTTTTCATGAATAGGTTTCAATACTCATTGACTGTGATAGTCAAGCATGGCTATTACCCGGAGTTTTAACTCTGGATCATTTATTATTGCTAACTTACCAGTTATTAGTCTATTTTTAACCTTAATTACTTTTTGTAATATTTTATAATTATTGAAACAATAATTATAAAAAGATGTAAATGTTTTTGAATCTAATGATAGATTTATTATACATTGCATCTGGTCATAACCTAAATTTAAAATGGATAAGGCACTTGAGAAAGTACTTTGTCCAATAGGTGATGACTTACTACTAAAATAATGTAGGTTATCAGGACTTTCTAACTCGCACTTAAGTTTGAATACTTTAACAAATTTTATTATAAAATCTGCAGGTATTGTATAATCTTTTCCTTTATAAGGATCAGTTATACTGTCAAACTTAGGGATTAGGTATTTGTTTTCACTTTTTAAAGGTTTAATTGACCTAGGATATACAAGAATTGTTAAAACAAATCTTAACAATCTTGGATTCCCTGAATCAATTAATTCCTTCAAGTAAAACACTCTCGATGGAAAATTCTCTTTGATAGACAAATTATCATTGTTATGAGTAAGTGGTTTACCACAAATATATCTTGTACAATATAATCGTACAAGTTTATAATATTTGATAGTAAAACCAAGACCATTGGTCTTACGCATCTGATTAAAATCAGATAAGTACTTATCTAACATAACAATGCATCTTTGATCTAGATTGAATCAATACTTAGCTACATTTTTTAAAAAGTAGTTAAAATTGTATTTGATCATAGGTTAAATTATATTTTGTTTATCACTAAGATAACCCATTACTGGTCTTAGTTAACCGAAAATAGTTGATAAGACTATTTTTTTGATTTGATACCTTAATTGGTATGAATCTGGATCGACTTATGTTCTCTTATATTTTGAGAGGCCATAGGAAAATAAAG